AAGAAGTTCCAAGAGATTTAACATTTCTAAAATTATTTCCACCAGCCATTGCTATATTAAATAAGTAAATTCTATAAGTACCATCACCAACACGGTCAATAGATCTAATTCTAGCTGTACCTATATTAGATCCAGATGCATAGGTAGAATTATCTCTTAGATTGACGGAAGCAAATGTAGATATATCAGGTAAACCTGCTATTGTACTTGCAATAACATAGTTTCCAAAGTTACTTGCAACAACCTCATTTTCTAATTGCTCAGTATCTTGAGCTCTAGACACTTGTAATTCGGTAGGATAATCTTTATTAACTCTATATCCATTAACATAAGCAGTACCATCAGAAACACTTAAACTTAGACTTGTTGCATCCGCTGAATCATATAAAGCTTTAAATGGACGCACTAAATAGTTTCCAGATTCTTCTTTTGTTCTTAGTGCAATTAAATCATTTATTTTATTATATTGATTAAATCCGGTTACAGCATCTACAACATTTGAATTTATTACCTTAGCTAGATAAACAAACGTATCAGTTGCACTTATCTCTATTTCATCAATTAAAGTTAGTGTAATTCTAAATCTATCTGCTCCAGGCGCTGTTGTGTTAGGAAGTTTTTGTGAATTGTCATAAAGAGATTCATCATCATCTTCAGTAACAACATCTTGAACAACTTTAAATCCAACAGTACCACTATAAATTGGGCTATACTTTTGAATAATTATTTCTTGTTTAGGTGCAAATACAAAGAAACCATTGACAAAAAAGGAACCTTCATCTACGGAGAACTTGACGCCTTGACCAACCGCTGGATTTGAAATTGTGTTCGTTGTTTGTACTCTTAAAATAGTTCCAGTAGAAACACCTACAATATCTTCGCCTGGTGTTAATCTAATTGGAGTATTACCAACTGTTCCGCCTATAGTATTTGTGTATTCTACATAAAGTGTATGAGGATCTGATCCTTCAATACCAACTTGTTCTAAGACTTTAATTCGTACATTTGAATTTTGACCAACGAATGTTTCATCAAGGACACTTCCATCAACTGGAACAGAGTAAACTCCTGCATCTAATTTTACAAATTCATACTTATTATTTAAAGCAACTGCTCCTGGAAGAACATCTGCACCTTCTTTAAAAATATTCCGGCCAAATCTTTCTAATTGCTTTTGAATAATCGTTTGAGATTGTGTTAACTCTCTAGCTTGTAAGTGACGCCCATTGTTAAACAAGATTCGAACAAACCCGTTGCTATCCGCGTAGTCATCTCGGTATCTAGTTTCAAATAATTTTTCAGTGTAATTTATCGTCATGTGCTAGCTCTTTATAATTGTAGAATGATTTTAACATCTTCTGTTTGATTAGACATTCTCTCAACTGCTGTCCTATTATCGATATATAGAACTTCTCCAGAGAATGGATCGACTTCTGAACTATCTATGATAGATCCTAGTACTCCTTCACCAGAACCATCAGATTCTGTTAATGCTTCGCCTAATGTAAATGAACCATATCCAGTTGTAGAGTTTTGATGATAATATAATAAATTCGAATCTACTTCATCAATATAAGCTTTAGCGCCGGATGTTCCACCGACAACTGTTTTATCAACACTAAAGGCTACTGCTGTAGATGATAAGTTTAGAGCCTTTAATGCATTGCCTGTATCAAAAGTAAAGTCTGAATCACTTCCATCTCCTTTTACAGGATTTCTTATTAAACCAACTTGACGGAAATCTTGAACAACAATAAAGTCTTCTTCTGATCCAGAAACTTTAGTATGAATCATAATTCCAGAAGATCTTAAATCATTCGGCGCGTCTGCACCAAGTCCTTCAGGTGGTGTAATAACTAATCTAGCTTCAGCACCTGAACCGCCTCCGCCTGATATTGTTACTTGACCATAGTCATAGCCATAAGGATATGATAAAGTAGAAGAATCATTTTCGAATTCAATCTTAGCAACTCTACCAGAATCTGTTGCAGAATCAATTGTAGCAACTACTGATGCTGTTGTTCCATTGCCACTAATAGTAACAGTAGGAGGTGAAGAATATCCAGATCCACCGTCAGTTACGATAATGGAAGAAATCATGCCGGGCACAGCTTGATCTTGAATTTCTTTATGCTTTAATTGAATACCTGTTGCATCAGAATCTAACTCACCAACAATTCTGCTTACGGGCATGTAATTAGCAGAAAGGAAGTAGTTAGCTTCAATTGCAGAAATAGTAAATAGAAATTTCCAAACATATCCATCAGCAGTTTCAAATGGATCGTTGTTCGAACCAGAAGGTGCTACTATAGAAGGAACTGTTGCTCCTGTATTATTTCTCCCAGTTCTTAAACACATATACACACCGTAGTTTTGTGTCATCACATAGAAGTTAGGTGATGGATAATCTACTTGAGTATCGTCCCATTGTGAATAAGTTGTACCAGTAGTCCAATTGACTCTTGGAACAACATAAGATGTGTCAGTGATTTTCTTTACAGCTTGTAAACTTTCTCTAAAGTTTTTAATTTCTTCTGCTGAATTAACTGGCGGTGGTGGAGTATCAGTACTATCCCAATACTCAGATCTACCTAGGCCAATATACATATGCTCACTGGAGTCGTTAATACCATCAGTGATATATCTGACGATATTACTTCTAAAATAATCTGTTATTACTGCTACCATTTTCTATGCCCTAAATTATTTTCTATTATTTATACCCGAACAGATGGTTCAAAGTCATAAGATGCTTCCATTAAATCATAAATAGATGTATAATCACTATCAAAATCAGATATTACAATATCTTTATATCCTCTAATCTGAATACTTGGATCAAGTCTAACATTAAAGACTGTTTGTGTAGAATCTGCATTTCTATCTGTGTAACTTGAATCAAATTCTTGTAGTCCATCCATGTTAGTCCAAATCAATCTGTTCTGTATTGAATCAAACACATACATGGTTGCGCCCATGGTCTGTAATAGAGTTAAGTCTTGTTCTGCACCTTGTGTTAAGAAGGTTGTAACTTCTTCCACTATAACTTCGCCATCAGAATCTAAAACAACAATTGGAGCTGTTGCTCCTACATCAAATAAAGTTGTAATTAAAACTTCTGCACCTAGATAAAATCCAGCTGGATGAACATGCTTTCTATATAAATTACCCCAAGTTGCAATTGAGACAGGTGACTTTACAAGAACAGATAAGATTTGATTTAGTTTACCATCTTGCAATACATCCAGTCCATCAATACCTAATGTAGATTCACCGACTGTAAATAAATTTTGCTTAGGATACTCTAACCAAGCATCCTCATTAAAGAATGCACGGAAGAAATTTTCCGCACTATATTCTGTACCTTTTACTCGAAAAAATCGACCAAAATTTCTTATTACTTCTCTTGGTGATGTAAACTGTGTATGGGCAACTCCCATACCAATCTCTTTAAACATCAGATCTATTTGATTTAAAGTAGCTGCTTCGATATCTCTTATTGTATATAGGTCTTCAATCAGATTACCAAAGTTCTCATCACTATCTAAGAAATCATAATAAGCTTCAAGGAAAGCAATTAAGTTAGGATAGTCGGATGACCAATATTCTGGTAAGACATTTCCTACCAGACTTCGTTTCATAGCAATTGGTAAACGATTTAAATCACTAAGAGTTTTCATTAGAGTGTTACTTTCGTATTCTTATCATCTCTTAACGCATTTACAACAAGACGAGTGTTGTCAAGTTTAATAATATAATTACGCAATGGTTTAATTACTGATTGGTTATTTGGAGTTGCTCTTATTTCAATATAATTCGCGCCTGAAGAAGAACTCAATGGTGTAATTTCTGAAATCCAAACCTCACCCTTTGTAGGATAGTATGCTCCAACATTTGAAGTGATAACTTCGCTTGTTATTGCATTCACCAGTTCTAATTGTGTACTATTGAGTTTATTACGGATATATGCTGTTGCCCCTGTGATCTCAAAGTTTGTTGTTCGAATGACATAATTGACATCATCAAATTCTGCTAATGGAACAGGGAAGTTAATAGTATATGCAAAGGTTGAAGTAGATCCAAACTCAGGTTCAAATCTCATTCTCATCTTCACATCAGACTTTGAAGAAAGAATTGCATCTTCATTTTCATCAATTGTAGTTAACATGTTTGATCGACGGAATGTTTTTTCAAACCCATCAATTGAATTAAAGTAATTAGTAACAATGTTTTCTACCTTTGTAGCCATGTTACCAGCCGTGAGTCCTGTCAAGTCTGGATCGTAATTAAAATCAACAGTACATTCAAGATAAACATTCACTGGATCAACAAACTTTGGTGTAATTGACGTTACTGATAATTTATCTGTTAAATCAGATACGATCTTTGCTTTCACTCGAGTCTGTGTATTTGTATCAGTTCCATCATCAAACTGAAGACTAATATAAACCTTTCCATAATCGATAGGTATATTATCTTGTCCACCCCATGCTGCGACTGCATCAACTTGAGAAAAGTTTGATAAGATCTGAGCTTGATAATCCTCTGGTGTTACGAGTCTTTGTTGAGATGCGAACGCGATTGGAGCCGTTTGACGTATCTGATCGATTGTTTGTTTATTTTTCCCACCAGTTGAGTTACTGAATGTCGTTACACCTTGCGGAAATGAAACGCCTGAATAAGTTAAATTGTTCTGTGGAAAGAAGTCTGCACTCCCATTTGCATTTTCTCCATCTGGTCTAAGATATGTCACGACTATCTTTGATCCTGGAGTTGGTGCTTTACCGTAGGTCTGACCATCTCCGAAGGTAAGTTCATAGGCGCCGTTAGGCGCCTCGCGGAGGTCGTAATAAGTCGAGCTCGAATTCACGGTAATTGCTTTTGTAATACTTGTATATTCTTCATAAGAATTTGAGGTCGGAGTATCATAGACGAATACTCTTGCACTTGAAGTATCGAGTTGAGTATCAGGAATAACATATACTTGATAATCGTCTGTTGTGCCTACATAGAAATTCTTTGTTTTAATATCACCCTGATAAACAGGTATCTGATAGTCAGTATCATCTCCCACGCCATTTCCGTAGTCGACTTCGAAGGTATAGATTCCTGCTCCGTTATTCTCTGCGGTGTAATCCTCAAGAGTATAGAAGGAATATGTCACTCCATCAAGTGTCGCTGTGTATTCTGTATATTGTGGTAGTTTAATTGTTGTTGGTAGAACTGGTAGAGTCGATAGGTTAACGGATATACGGAGTACTGCAGAGGATGCTGTGTTACTGCGAATATTTAAACCAAGTTCTTCTGCTCTTGATACGATTGAAGACCGGAGTTGCGCAGTGCGCATGAAACTCTCATTCGTAGCAAAGTTTGCGATCAGACCATTCAAATGAGTATTATACGCAAGGACATCCAGTATGTTACTGATACCACTTGCCTCAAAATCAAAATCCGGAAACTCGTTACTCGCGGAGAGATCTTTCGCCAGCGCTGTCTTTATTCTATCGAAATCAAGTGCTGTGCTTCTAACTGTTGTTGCCATATTATCTTAACCTTGATATTGATGTTTCTAAAACGACATTCTCGTCCGTATTCTTTACTCTAAAAGTCAACGTTACTCCGATACTATTATTATCAGGTCGAGCAATGACATCTACTTCTATTACTTCTGCTCTTGGTTCATAATTCGCAATGGCAGCCTTTATATCTTCTTTTACGATATAGTCTACATCATTGCTTGCTAACTCAAAAAGCATGTTTCTCAGATTTGCACCAAAGTAAGGAGCAAACGGCTTCTCATGGAAGTTAGTCTGTATTAGATTCTTGACTGCCTGCTTTACTGCGGCAGCATCATTCTTCTTATATAGATCTCCGTTCCCCTTGGCTCGAAAGAGTAGATCAATATCCGTATAAGCTCGGACTCTACTCGTAACAATAGCTGGAGTATTTAAACTTCCATCCTCTACTGCGAACGATCTTCTTGCCATTGGTGTTTCCTTGTCTAGTTATTGTCTATTTATACCATAAAACCCTGAGAGTATCATTTACTCGTGAGAAAAAAAAATCTGAGTGAATCTACTGAACTTTTTTCTATGGACAGACAACCTCGTTAGTATGGCCTTCGGCAGGGTATATGGCTTTTTCCTGTCATTTAAAAGGGCCTTCCTGCCGGTGTCATTTCGACTAACGATGTGGCTGACTGTAGAGCTTCGTTATAATATGTAGATAATTTCTGTTCGAACTTTGCTGTTAAATTACTCGGTATATTAGGAGTCGTTATTACCAGAGAAACATGCTGAGCTCCGTTCGGATCGAATGTATCATACCTTAGCGAGAGTTCTTCAAACTGACTTGCATTCTTTACTAATCGAGCAAAATCAAATAATTTCTCTGGTGATAAAGATCCAGTTGTATTGTTATGGACTTCATATGCTACTGCTCTACCGGTTTGCCTTAGATCTAATATAGAATCAGTGTCTATAGTCTCAGTCTGACTAGGTCTGTATAGGCCCTCAGTAATAACGAGATTGTGTCCTGCTGTACTCTTTAAGGTGTTGAATAGATTAATAAATCCTGTATGGGGTAATAGGTTACGAAGGATCTGTCTTCGTTCTTCGAGGTCTGTAATGTGGTTTATATTCGCTGGATCTCCAGCCCCACCAAGGAACCTAGCCAGAGTAATCTTATTCGAGAGTGGTGTATTCGCTGCAATAGAGGTCCAACGGTTAGGGTTAAACCTTCCTTCTACCAGTATCGTAAGATTACGAGATTGGCCTGATGATTCAGTCTGACGGAAGGTGGTACCACGGAATCCATCATCTGGAAACCGGCCTATAATGTTTTCACCGGTATAGGTGTTGTCAGTGGTGGCGATGACTCTCCCTATGGACGAAGGAGATGAGTTGGCAAAATTACTTGCGAGGTTACCTGCAGCTATTTGACTAGTATAGAATGCTGTATTAGCGAGATGGCTTGGATTCCGTAGTCTTGCTCTGACTTCTTCCTTTGTAAGTAGTCTATCCGTAACGTTTCCTGTGTGTTGTGTATGATCGATACCTTGTGCTATTGTTCCATCTGGATCGATATTGATTTTTGTGATACCAGCTTCTGTATTATCAAGAAAATCGTTCATGAGTGCACCAGTTGGAAGTACTGTAGCCTTTTCATCGAGAGCCGTTTCTGTAATAGAACCTCGTGAGCCAACACCTCCTCCTCCATCTGGATCGCTATATGATTGGTGTTCTGACGATGCTGCTAGTTTAGCTTTACCCGATAAATCTCCATGAAATGTTTCTGCTGACATGGTTTCTGCCCATACTGACTTTTCGGTATGCATGTTGTAATTGTACATGATAACGTTCTGGCCGCCGATGGTTCCTTTATCGGCGATTGCGGTTAGATCTCTTGCACCGATATTGATATTGTTTGATGCAATGTCGAGTTCATTTTCTGATGAGATTCTTGTAGAGATTTTTGAAAAGAGTGAGGTTGAACCATGCACTGCTGATTTGAAATTTCCTTTGACATATTGAGTGAAGCCGCCTAAGCCAAGACTGAAGGTATTACCCAGAACTTGATCTTGAAGATCTCCGGTGATGACTCTTCGTACTGATCCTGATATGCGAGTAACGAGTGAGCCAACGACGTTTCCAACAACTGTTCCGCCGACTCTCCAGTTGAGATTTCCTCCAACCTTGAGATTCATATCACCCCGTACATCGAGATCGAGGTTGCCGAAGACTGTGATTTTGCCATCTCCGCCGATTGCCATATACTTGTTTCCGTCTGTTGACTCGACGTTGTTGTTCTTTGAATTGATAACAATCGTACCATCTGGTCGAATATCGAACCCTGCACCAGTGTTATGATGTATGAGAATTCTTTCGCCCCCGGGTGTATCATTAATTTCGATAACGTGTCCGGTTTCTGATTCGTTGATATCTGACTTTGGATATACTGTTGCGGTGTCTTGCATGATATTATGCTCGACGTTTGGAACAGTGGTTTTGACGTCTAGATTATTGATTTTCTCGCCTCGAGCAGCGCGGTTGACACCTGACTCGTTTGGTCCATATTGAGGATATGTACCGCTTACATCTCCCCAAGCATCTTGTGTTCGGCCATCTGAGTTGACTCTTGCCTGCCCCTGAGCAGCAATTCTGTCTTGTAAGTCATCTTTTTCGGTTGTCATCTTCTATCCTATACTATTGCTGTCAGTTGACTCGGTGAGAGAGGGCCCTGTGCCGCAGCAATCACGTTTCTTTTGCCGAATTTTGTATCTAAATATTCGGGTACATTGAATCCTGGATCGACCTTTCGACTCGGATCAGTGTCATTATGACCAAATCCTTGACCCGCTGGAAATACTTGATAGAATGCTTTGCACCAGTTATCAAATGCCGTAAATTGAAGACTAGTAATTGATGCTGCACTTACGTATTGATTCGGATTCGGTGTACCACTCGTACAATTGTATCCTGCGACGAAAGATATTCCTATTGAATACTTATTGTGTCCACCTCTCACAGCATGAGCTCCAGCAAGTCCGAGTGGTCGACCTCTTTCGATCGTACCATCTCTCTTGATAATGTAGTGATATCCTAATCCCGCAAACTTAATGTCTGTTCGACTAATCATGTCTCGATGAACATGAGAAGCTCCTACTCCTTGTGAATCAAGGTAATGAGCTGTCCAATGAAGAACGAACTCTGTGATCGGCCTTTTGCATTGAAGAAATTCTGCAATCAATTCTTCGGTTGAATTGACTTGGTTGAATCCTGGCCAGTTGACTGGTGTAGATCGGCCTTTCCATCCTGCGGTTTCTGCACCAATGACTTTTGGTGAATACGTTGATGTACCTAGTCCGGATCCAGTTACGATAGTTTGTGTACCACGTGGAGTACCGATTTGACTGGTTGGAGATGCTGGAATAGAATGAACGTCTTCTTCAAGCTTTGAAAATTCAACTGTAGAGTAAGGCTGCATAATTTGAACTGCAACTTCTGGCCTGCCGTCTGCAACTTCCTCTAAGGCAAGTTTGACATCTTCATCTGGTATCGTATTACTGGTAAGTGAACGGATTTCTTTTTCGATATAGTTATCGACCTGCAACGCAGCGTTATCGAGCTTACCATATGTAAGAGATATATCACCAAGCGATGTGTTTATGGTTGCTGAAAGGCCACCTACAGATGTAGCAGTCTGATTTAGAATTTGAGTAAGATCGCCGGTTGAAGTGTCAACTGCATTGTATGCAGTTGGTGCAGTTGAACTGTATTGTGGATCTATAGTAGCTGCAATGACCTTATTGTAATTAGGCGTTTTGCCTGTAATGTTAGAGACATTTGATTTTATTGATCTTGCAGAGTTTGCAATAATGATTTCATTCGGTTCGAATGATGTTGGAAGAGATGTTCTTCCGGTTACTAATCGTAAGTCAGCAGAAGAGTTTTGTGTGTTGGTTAGGATATTTGAATATCCTGGCACCGTTGCTCGCACTCGCACCACTCCAACATTAGCTTCAGCCGCTTGATTGAAAGTTAATCCTGTGCTTGTTAAGTCTACGTTTGAGGTAAGAGATTCTAGGCCGTTGATGGTAGTTCTTGATCTACCTAACGTTGTCCCCTCTGGCGATGCAGAACTAAATTGAAATGCGAAATTTTGTATTTCACTCTGTACTTTTAATAACTGTGAAAATGCTGGAATATTTCCAAGAATCTCATTCAGTGATGGAAGAGAAATTTGTACGTTTACACTCATTGGTTGGCTCCATTCGACGCAAATCTATTGTACGCATCCATTGCCACATTTTGACGAGTAGGTAAGCTTGGACTATTATATACGCCATTCGTTAATGTAAATTCAGGTCTTTCATAATATCTACTTACTATAGTCGTAGCATCAGCGACTGATCCACTCGATTTTAATTTTCCATTGGCTAATGTTTCACTTGTACTTAATTCATGCATGACAAAATTAAGTTGAGTCGTAAGTGAGTCGTGAGGAAGGCCAACAGTCTCAGAATATGTCATTAGGTCATCATAACGTGTGCCTCTCCATTGAGCTAATCCAAACGCAGGCTTTCCTTTGTCATTAGGATTTAGAGCCTTTGGATCTAAGCTTGATTCAGCATAGAAATTTCCTACAAAGGCTGCAGCCTGATTCGGCTGATATCCTTGGGCTGTGAAGAAGTTGAAAATCTTTTCAGCATTTGTGCCGCCTGATAGCGCAGTATCTATTTCTCCATTTGGTACACCACTATCGTAGCCTGGTATTTGATGTGGACCTCTTGGATCGTAGACTCTATCTTGCCGCCCGGCGTTTGTGTGTCTTGGTACGATACCTGAGCCATTTTCTTTGTAATGTAATGTACCTAGTACAAGTGGACACTGTGAATTTTTACCATCAAGCATTATTCCAAACACTTCAGATCCTGGCAATATTTTAGAATATCTTCCTTTTCCAGATACTCCACCTTCTGTGCTTGGAGTTAGACATTGTGCCCAAGGTAACACTGCTGCAGGCATGTCAGCCTGATTTCCAGAGTGTATGCCAAAAATTCTAACTTGGACTCTTCCTAATTTGTCTGGATCTTGATTATTTACACACTTTCCTAGCCACCATCTTGTTTCATCACCATAGTGATGATTTTCTATAACTTTAGGAATTCTATCATCCAACAAACTCATAGCTATACTCCACGTTTGGAACCTGTAGCTAATTTAGCACAAGTTAAGTTTACAGTGTATCTATTTGCCGTGAACACGTGTCTTGCTGAATACACCATGTATTGTCCTGATCTTTTGTAGTCTACAACGTTACCACCATCGGTATCGTCATTTACTTGAAACATTACATTTATCGTATTTCCAATTGTCATGTTGTTTCTTCTTAAAAAGAAATTTTTACCTGGGACGTTTATGTCAAGTGGACTTTTTAAAAGGAAATTTCTTAAAGCCTTTGACTGGATCTTTTCTTTATGGTAAGTTGCTTCTTCAGCCTCATAAATATTACTTACTGATTTATAATCAGTGTATGTTCTACTACTAGCCATTTGAGTTATATGTCTTGAACTCTTTTGATGCATCTTCTCTTCTCCATCATACACTGGTACATTTTGTGTTGATGGAAACACGCCTCTTGCCACCATACTGCTAAATGTAGATGAGATGTCGTGTTTGATTTTATGTGAATTAGCTTTGATGGGATCTACAAATTCCCAGTCAGCGCCAATGTATCCTTCATTTGATAACCTAAGCATGTTTTCAGATTCAGGCTGTCTATAAGTTTGTATGATAAAGCATTGATCCTCGACATCCATTTTAGGACTCTGTGCACCAAATGGCTGAGCAGAAATGTAGTCTCTACCTTCATTAAGTGGTCCAAGAGAAAGGATTGTCTCTAAGTCGATATATCGTAATCTTTCATCTGCAATAGATGCATAAAGAAAATATGGTGATCCATACACATCACGTGCTCTATCCTTTATCCACATTGCTGCTTGAAGCGGAGACATATTAGGAATCAAAACTCGCATGTCTTTATATGCATCAGGTTTATTTTGGCTCATAACTTCTATGCCAAGATTATCACTTATAATGTTAGTGACTATATCTTTACACTTACCTTGGTACGCTTTATTTACATTAATAGTTGATGACAACCAAGCATACTCATCAATAAACTCCATTAAGAATGTTTCGTTATTGTCATTAGACTTTATTGATTGTTTAACATTTGTGATTCGAAAAACACGATTGATAGTAAAATCACCAGACTGGTCAGTGCGAATAGTAAGTGAAAGTGTTTCTGTCCCTTGCCAGTTTACTTCATTATAGAGACCAGCATTGTCATTGAAAAGAATATTTCCAGTCAAAAATGGTTTATCAACATGTTCGAATATGTTAATTTCTGAAATGACTCGTGCTAAGTCTACTACAAAAGACATTCTATTTGCAGATACAACCGCGCTGATGATTTCAAAGTCAAAGGGTGTTGCTTCACTCATCCATCAGTACCCGTTAATGCTTCTTGGAATGCTTGATCTATGTCATTGATTACATTTGGTCTTAGCACTTTGATTTCTTTTAGTTCATCATTCGTTTGTTCGTATCTGTCCAAATACGTAATTTCTGTTAGAAGAACACCTGGTCCAATCAACGGATCAAAGTCTACTGTTTCTTTATCAGCATTTTCATAATGATGAGCTGAAAGATATTCTTTTGTAAATGATGATCCATTGCCACTATTCGTAACATTGCCAAATTCATCTTTTTGGACGACTACTTCACCACCGCTTATAAAGCTAGCACTACTCGTTCTTTCGTATGTAATTTGCCCTAGGTCTAAATTTCTACGTAAGATTTTTCCAGTTGCGCCACTTGTTAATCCTTCAAACGTGGTGTCTACAAGAAATTGATCATGCATTAATTCATTAAACCTGAATGTCTCATTAGGATAATCTTCTTTTGCTTTCTGTACAACCTCATTATAGTCTAACGGCCAGCCTTGGCGCCGGATCTTGTCATTTAGTAAATAAAATGTCCAGTGAAATCTATTATCACCATATAGCTTAAAAGATAACCAGTCAGGTCTTTCTTTTGGAAGGATTGTATACATTTCATAGAATGTAGCGTCATCTCTTACTCTATCAATTAGATCAACGTGTGAGGTAAGATCTTGCATAGCAGTAAGATCTTTTGAATCTCCAAATTGATAGTTAATGATAGGAAAATTTCGAAAATATGCCATTAGAAACCTCCAGCAATATCGTCTTTGTCCAATGTTCTGGATTCTACGAAACTCATCGCGATCTGAATCTCTTGGAAATTTCCATCTTCAAAGAATGCCATTGAAGAGGGGTTATAGTTAGTTTGAAAATTACGTAAGTATGATTTTAAGATCTGAGTTGCTACCAGTTTGCCATCATATTCTATTGATATCGCAAACTTATTTGGAAATTTATATGCTACAGGAATGTTTCCAGCTTTGATCGTTTCCGGATATAGCTCAGTTCTAAAAAATTTAATAATGTTGACAATTTCCTGAGCTTCTCTTTGAGTCTTTGGAATCATTGTAAATTGAAAAGAAAATTCTCTAATGTTTACGGCTTTAAAAATTGCTCTAGTGTTAGGTGCTGGTGTAGTTTGAAGGGCTGATCTAACTGCTCCACTAATAGCGCCGTCACTGACCATCCCCGAAAGTCTTGCTGCGGCTGCTCTAGCTGCGTCTTGTGTTAAGTTACCCCTAAAAAAATCAGCGATTGAACTAAATGTAGCTCCAGTTGAATTAACTAACGCTTCAAGAGGTGCAGTGCCTGCTTTTAATCCAGCTTCAAGTGTAGATCCAAATACTCCAAGATCTACGTTTTCAATTTGAACACCATCTTGAATTTGTATTGACTGTGGCATATAAATGCTACACATGTTACCAGTTCTTTGTTCCTGTGCTTTCCCAATAAATGAGTTAGCGCCAATACCTACGTTTGGATCATCTAAAGATGGAATCTGTTGAGGGCCACGTGGATCGTTAGGATCTAAAGATGATCGTGGTATAGATCTTCCACCTAATGCTGCATCTGCTGTAGCTAATGCATCAGTTACCGCGCGTTGAGCTCTTTGTGTTATTGTAGGAGGAATGGTTCTCCATACGTCAAATCTAATTCGACCTTTGTATTTGTCTTGTCCTGAGATAGGGAATTGTAATTCAGCCATGTAAACTTCCAATAAATAGAAAAATCTTATCAGTATTTATATGGATCCTATGAGCTACAAAGGCAAATACACAGTTAAAAATAAGAAGAAATACAGAGGAGATAGCTCTAATGTAGTCTATCGATCTATGTGGGAAAAGTGGTGTTTTAAGTGGTGTGATGAAAATTCTAACATTAAGACATGGAGCTCAGAAGAGATAGTTATACCATACTTATACGATGTTGATAAAAGATATCACCGATATTTTATGGATTTAAAAATAACATACACAAATAACAAAACTGTGCTAGTTGAAGTAAAACCTGAAAAGCAGACTAAGCCTCCTATCTATCCAGGAAGAAAGACTAAAGCATATCTTTCAGAAGGCTTAGAATATGTGAAAAATCAAAATAAATGGAAAGCGGCAGGTGAATTTGCTAAAGATAGAGGATGGCAATTTCAAATATGGACAGAAAAACATTTAGAAAAAATGGGAATAAAACCTAAACCACTGAAACCTCTGAAAAAAATCAAACCACTAGGACCAGTAAGAAAGAAGAAGAAATGACTATTTTCGATTATAAATACTAACATGGCAAATTTATTTAGACAACTCGAATTAGATGCATTTAGAGCAGGCATTCAGCCTAGAACTCGTCAGTCGATTAACTGGTTTCGACAAAAGGCGCAACGCCTTAGAGCTCCATCACGATCAAAGCTCATGCAACAAGATCCATTAGAGCTTAAACCTAGACAAATCGTAGGTGGTATGTTTATGTTTTTCTATGATCCTAAGCACAAAGAAACATTACCATATTATGATTCGTTTCCCCTCGTAATTGTAGTAAAGCCAGCTCCTGGTGGATTTTATGGTCTTAACCTACATTATTTGCCACCTTTATTAAGAGCAAAGTTTCTTGATCGTCTTTTAGATAACACTAACAATATGTCATATGATGAGTCAACTCGATTTAATATTAATTATGCTATGTTACAAAAAACGTCATCAATGAAACATTTTGCACCTTGCTTTAAACATTATTTAAATTCTAATGTACGTAGTAGATTTGCATTTGTTCCTCCTCCTGAATGGGAGATTGCTTCATTCTTACCAACAGCCGACTTCCAAAAAGCAAGTAAAACAGAAGTGTACCGCGATTCAAGGAAAATGATTAGATGAAAATAGAAGAATTTAAAGCCGCAATTGGGAAGGGCAGAGGATTAGCAAGACCCAACCTTTGGAGAATCTATTTACCAAATGCAAGTTCTTTAGGCATTGCTGATCCTTTTGCAGAAAGAGATTCTAAAACTTTAGACTTAATGTGTAATGCGGCTCAGCTACCAGGAAGACAGATAACGACTAATGAAAGAATGTATGGCATGAAATCAGAAAAAATGCCATATGGTTATATTGTAGATGATGTGTCATTAACTTTTTATGACAATAATGATTATAGCATTAAAAGATATTGGGATGGATGGCAAGATAAAATTATTTCAAGAAATGTATATGAAGTAAAATATAAAAATGAATATGCTAGAGAAGTGACTATACAGCAATTAGACCACCAAGGCAGAGAGGTTTACACCTGCGTTTTATCGGAAGCGTTTCCGACAACCGTAAACGTAATTGAATTAAATAACGATCAGGACGGATTAGTACAGGTGAATGTACAGCTGGCCTTTACAGACTGGAGATAATAATGGCACTACCTAAGTTGAATGAAAGTCCAAAGTATGAATTGATTATACCTTCTACACAAGAAACAGTAAGATTTAGACCTTACTTAGTGAAAGAAGAAAAGGTTCTTATGTTGGCAGCCGAAAGTGGAGATACAAAAGCATCAATGACAGCTATTGTTGATACACTAAAGGCATGTATCCAAGAAGATATTTCTTATACTAACTTAACTACATTTGATATTGAATATGCATTTATTCAAATTAGATCAAAATCTGTAGGAGAAAATAGTACAGTTAATGCGGTATGCAAAGAGTGTAATACTGCAACCTCAGTGGAAGTACCACTAGATCAAATTCTTGTAAATATGCCAGATGTAGACAAAAATATAGAAATTACAAATGATATTTCAGTATCTCTTAAATGGCCAAAATACTTAGACATGATTGCGGCTGACCTTGATGATATGACTCCAACAGACCAAACATTTAGAGTTCTGGTTGAGTGTATTGATGAAGTAATTACAGAAAATGAAGTGATTAAATTTAGTGAAGAGCCTTTACAAGAAAGACTAGACTTTTTAGAATCATTAGACTCTAAACAATTTGCACTCTTAAGAGATTTTGTAGAAGCTATGCCTTCTGTATCTCATACATTGACTTATGAATGCTCTGGCTGTAAAGAAGAAAAAACAACTGTACTAAAAGGAATGCAAGATTTTTTGTAATATGCCTCTCTCACGATAGGATGGTGAATTATTATAAGATTAATTTTCAATTAATGCAACACCATAACTATAGTTTGTCAGAAATAGAAATGATGATGCCGTGGGAGAGAGAAGTATACCTAACTATGTTAATGGAACATTTGAGAGACGAAGAAGAAAGACAAAGACAACAGCAACAACGAAAAAGATAGAAACCATTATGAGCTTAGAATCCTTAACTAAAGAAATTACAGCAACTAGAAAAAGCCAAGAAAACACGGAAACCGTGATTGATCAGTTGTATGATTTATTTGCAAAAAGATTTCAGTTAGAAGATCGGCAACGATTAAAAGAACTAGAAATGATGAGGGAAGCTCAAAAGCAAACTAAAGTTAACTTTAATAATAACAATTCTAGAAGCTCAAGCGGCGGCGGTGGTGGAATGCTAGGAGGTCTTCCTGGTATGTTAAGAGGTATGTTAGGACCTTTAGCTTTAGGAGGATTGGCATCATTAACTGGATTAGATGCAGCACTAAAAGCTCTTAAACTACCTAGCGTAGTAACAAACATTAAAAGCTTTTTAAAAGGATTTAAAAATGTATTTGATGCTTTACCAAAAGTAAAAATCGAAATGCCAGATATTCCTAAGCTAAGATTTCTAACTGCTGCAGGAGATGCTATAACTGAGTTTATAGACTATAAAATAAAATTACCAGCGCTGCGGTTTATGGACGGCGCTGGTAAAGCAATTGATGCTGCAAAAGATTTTATAGATTATAAAATAAAATTACCAGCCATACAATATAAAGATGCTATAAGTGGTAAAATTATTGGTGCTGTTCAAGATATTAACATGCCAAAACTACCAAAGATTACTGTAGAATTTCCAAAAATGCAGAGTATACAAACCTTTACAGAAGGTGTTATGAACATTATTGGTAATTTTCCAGATGGAGGTACTGGCGTTGCTGGAAAAGGCATACTTGGTGTCATTGGATCTATATTCAATATCTTAAAGCCAGCTTTAAAACCTTTAGAATTTATTATGAAAACTGCTCTAAGGCCATTTACTCAAATCGTATTAACTGTAATTGATTTTGTACAAGGATTTTATGAAGGATTTAATAGTGGAGAAGACGGAGACACATTTGGCCAAAAATTATTAGCAGGTGTTGAAGGAGGTGTAATTGGTGTCATTAAAGGCATTACTGAAGCCTTTGACTTATTATTCTTTACTGTTCCAGCTTGGTTACTTGAAAAATTTGGAATGGACAACATGGCTGAAATCTTACGTGGATTTAGCTTTACTGATTTAGTTGATCCATTATGGGCTGGAATAAAAGGTGTAGTTGGTTTTGTTGCTGATAACTTTATATTAATGAAAGATATTATTGTAGCTGACTTTGAAATACAAATTACTAAGATAGTCACCGGTGTTAAAAATGCATTCTCTCAACTAACAACATTTGTTGCTAATATTGGAGATGAGCTTTATTTGATGTTGTCAGAGAATTTACAGTTTACTATGCCAAAGCTAGCTATTACACTACCTTGGCCATTTAATAAAGAAATAGTAATTACTGAAGGATTTACTGCTGGCGTTGGCGATGCTTCATCTAGAGCTTCAGCGCAAGCAAGCATTAATAGAAGAAATGCATCAAGAGATTCTAACATTAGTAGAAGAAATAATGAATTAGCTGATATGATGCAAGCACAAAGAGATAGACTTACTACATTAGGAAATGCATTCCAAAATCAAGTTGTCAATGCAGTGAACGATGCTAGAGTGACTAACAACAATGACACTACAGTAATGAATGCCCCGGCGATGCCATTCACCACCGAGGCATCAGTTCCATTTTAAGCAGCTTCGTCGTCATCCAGAAGCTGAGAAAAATGAGCCATGAGATCATCTTCATCATCATTAGATGAGATAGTCTCTTCAATAGTTGATGGTGCTGTTTCTTTCATAGTAGGCGCTGGAGTTTCATTGCCTAACTTGATTTCATCATCAATCTTTAATGCGCCAGCATTTGCTTCTTCACCAAGGACACTCATCAACTTTGCTTTAAGCTCGTCATAAGATTTATACTGAGCTGCGTCAGCAAATTCACGTAAATCATAAAGTCCATTATAAATTTTTTCAAGCTCTGCATCACTGTCATTTAATGCGCTAGAAGCAGAGAACTCAGACTTATCATAATTACGATAACCTTCAACATCACGAATTTTGAGCTTAAAGTTCGCACCATTCCAAAAATCGAATGGGTTAACTGGTTCTTCATCAGCAAACTCAGGTTGCATAGCATCCATTAGTTTATCAAAGATTTTTTTACCATACTGATAAAGGAACACTTTACCTTCATTGTCTGGATTTGCTGGATCATTGACAACCATTACGTTTGATACATAATGAAGCCGACGTTTTTGATTACGGGCTTTTTGTTTGTCAGACTCAACACCTGAGTTCCAGAGGCGAGAGTTTAATTCACCGACTGGATCGTTTTGTCCAATTGAAGTAAGTGATTTTTCGATATACCAACGACCTGTTGGGCCCTTAAACCCGTGGTCCCAATAGCGATTCCACGGCAAGTCATTACCTTCAGCTGCTGGTAAAAATCGAATTACAGCGTAGCCATTATTGGCTTTGTCTACAGTAGGTTTCCAAAAACGAGTATCTTCATACTTGTTATTTGAATTTCCGCCACCAGTTGCTTCCGCTGCTGCTACCAACTGGTCAATTTTATTTTTATTACGTTTAAGGTTTGCAAAAGACATTATTGTATTCTCCGTATGTCTGAAATGTTACTGAAATATTATACACTATATTTTCTGAAATGTACATGACTATTTATTCAAAAAACAATAGTTCATTTTGTCGAGGCAAATAGTTTAATCGCATTGCCTCTGCTTCAATCTTCTCCTTGATAACAGGAGAGATGAATTTCTTTACATCTTCTGGATCGATGTTTGTTGCTTTGCAGGCCTCGACTACAGCTTCAATGTAGTCGAGTTTTTTGTCCATAACCTGCTTTTCTACTATTTTACTAAATTTTGATTTATTCATAAATTCTACTTCAACCATCTTCTTCCTCTAGACCTGTGTAGGTAACTCCTAGACTAGGATAGAAGACACCATATGAATATTTTTGGTTTCCATCCTTGTCATAGGCTGGAGTGTGGCAGACGTACCTAATCTTATTCTGCTGTTGCTCTCCATAAAACATATCTTGGTAAGTACCAGTTCTTAGAAATGTTTCAAGATTACGAATGTAAGCTTGGTGATTAGCTACCTTACCTTCTGCTCCTTTTTCTTTTCTACGAAGCATGCTACGAGCGATAGATAATTCTTCTTTTTGAACTTTAATCCACTCTTGAATTTTACGGAAATAAAATGGATCATCTTCAGAACGTTCAAGAACGCCAGAAGCAATGTTTTTATACTGAGGTGGATTTTCCTTCATGCGTTTTTCACGAGCTTTTTTTAATCTTTCGCCCGCTGCAGCACGCTGTTCCGGTGACATTGGTTTACGCTTTTTACGAATAGCCATTGGCTTCCTCCATCATTAAATATAGTATATTCTACCATAGTTTAAATCAAAAGTAAACCATTTATTTAATTTTTTCTAAAATAATTTCACCATCTTCATCAACGCTAGCCTTCAAATACCCCTTTTGAATTAAAGTATCGATAGTTGCTTCAATTACTTCCTCTTGAGTTGATCGCCGACCAACAAGCCAGCATGCTAGCATTGATATCCAAATTAAAAAAGGTATTGCTATATTCATTACTTACTACCTGTTTTTGTTCCTGCGACTTGCGTAATATGAAAAGTTAACCATTTATTACTTCGATATTCCCACAAAGTAATACTATCACTACTAAAGTATTCGTTTATTTCTCTGCCATCTGGTGTTGGTATGCCTTCATCTATCGTAACGTGATAGGGAAGAGGATTATCGTCTATCCATATTTTTCCAAACTTCCTCCAAAACATATCTTTGATTGCAGTAACTGCAGGATTAAGAATGTCCTGCCCTGGAGGCCTGGCATCAGCTAAAACAGCTAAATCATCTGAATCTTCAGTACGAATTAAAATTCCATATCCATTTGAATCGAATTCATTTTCCATGCTTTTCTCCGGTAGTAATAGCACTATTTATACGTCGTGAAAAACCATTTCTTTGACACTATCAATTCTAAAACTTCGCCAATCATTTTTTTCAAGATCCCATACTGCTAGCACATTTGGATTACCAGCTACACGATCACCATCCATTTTTTCTTCAATGTCCATTTGTTCAGGCAACAGATTTTTCATTAGAGTGCAATTCATTACACGCTGAGTACCATCTTTTTTATCAAAAGTGATGGTAGCAGTTTTACGTACAAGATGTGCTACAATATCTTCTTTATACATTCGTATTTCCTTATCCTAGTTCATATTTTTTCATTTCATCAAGTGCATCTTGTCTTATGCCTCGATAAATTATTCCACGCCTAATCATATCAGATTTGTTTGGCATAACACTATGTAAAATATTTCCATAAAAACATGCAACTCTACCCATTTCTACTTCTGGTTGTACATAGTTATCTTTAAAAAATTGTGTGGTGTAATCTTTAGCATCATTCCACTTAGTTGTATCCCAAATAAATTTATGAGTCCCTGGCACTACACCTGTAGCACCAGTTTCCACAGTAAAGTTCATTAATGGAACAATAAAGGTGACACTTAAGATTCCTTCTTGTAATTCTTTCGCCATTTGTTTTTCTAGCATTTGAGGCCAAATGTATGGAGCATCAAAATGAGGATGAATTCCAGCTTCAGACTCATCGTGAGGATAATTTTGAACAATATAGCGATTTGTATCCTGCCATCCCCAATCCCATCCATCAAAGGCTTGATCACAAATTTTAGATAATGCTGGTAGAATTTTTTCGTTGATAATTGGATTGTCTAAAGGAGTATGGGACCAGAAATATGACCAGTCAATATCATTAAGTATATCAACGCCTTGATCACGTTCTTCATGTAAACGTAAATAATTATACCATCCTTGTTTTGATTGACCAATAGATGGATTTAGTTTACTAGCTATTACATTTAGAGATGCGATATCTTCATCTCTAAATATTTTGTCAGAAATGACATATCCTCTATCGTGAAATATGTCCCAATTTATCATGAATCACGTCCGGCTTTTAGCACCTAATTTCTCCTCATTTGCGCTGCATCAACAAAAGCTTTTTTGTTGTCTTTACGGACAGGCATTAGATTTGACTTATGTGTAGTAACAATACCGGCAATCTCATTACCAGTGTATTGCACTGCATCTTTTTTAGTACCATTACCACATATAACATCTGAAGTTGGAGGTGACTGACGATTTGAACTATAATCAGGCATAGGAGCTCGATAGTTAGATTTTTTGCCAGTCACACCCATTTTCTTCAGAAATTCTTCGTGCTCCTGCTGAGCTTTTTTCCAACCGGGTTTACGTTTAACCTTTGATTTACCATGGACTTGAATACCACGAATCATATGCATACTCATTGGAACACTCCGTATATTCTTAGCTTTACGTTTGTAATGTGACTACACGCTTTACGTGGTTTCTTTTGACATGTACAGCTAAAACCTTCGTCATGCATAGTAACAGTACCTTTAGCAAAGGGCCATTGAATGCCAACCATCCAATGATTTTGAGTGTTGATACCATTAGTAGAAAAAATCATTCTGTATATTCCCTATCAACTGCAGATGCATCCCATACATATGGTTGCATTCTAGCATCACCTACAATAACAACATCACTATCACCAACTTCACTATAGACTCTAGCGTCCATATATTTGTGATAGTAAGCAGGACCACCGAAGACCCTGCGGGCTGCCTCATAACGAGCCTCGCTCATACCAACATAGTGTACAGTTCTCATAATAAAAACTCCTTAAATCAACGCCCCTAGTATCTCCAATCTCTCCGCACGGCCTTATTGACATTGCCGCTCTAGTTTGATTGAAACCAATTGGATCTAACTTACTAGTTTCGCTATATTTACTATCTAATACGATTGTTAGATAGCACCGTCGTCATTTGTAAGTCGATTTCTTCCAAGTGCTTCTAGGTCCGGTTCCCTCTACACGGACGTTGATTAAAAGAGTCTCCTTTTCCCCATTTGATAAATTATACTACCATAGTTTAAACCGATTGTACACCCCTAAAATGCATTATTTTCATTTTATTTGCATTTATTTTTATAATATGTATCATAAATCCATTTTATTTTCTGCCTCTCAGGATGAAAACGGATCCACATACCGGTGTCAGGATTGAAATGTTTTTTGAAAAAATTATCCATTTTTCTATTACCAGTTTTTTCAGCAGGATTGATAGTCTTGGATAATTCGTCAAACTCATAATCACCCATAATAGGATTGTCTTCCATCTCATAAGCATAAGCTGCGACAGAAAGACGAATCCTATTACGAATTTCTTGATTAATCCCAGTCATTGTCAAATTTAGTTGTATAGTGCAATGTTTCACCATAATACTCTTTAGCATATTTAGAAGCATCAGTCCACTGATACATGTTAGACTCTTTAGGGATGTCCATAAAAGAACGATCAACTTTAGGAGCACGCATTTTACGAGTTTTAGATTTGACCTCTGCAAGTTTTTTCTTGCGGTTAGCGATTTTCTTGATAAGAGCAAGACGTTCAACTTGAGTATTTGCGATTTCCATTATATAGACTCCTTCATTTCATTTTCCATACGATTTACATTTGAGATAAGATCACTAATAATCATATCAAGTTCAACTTGAATGTCAGACTTAGACATTCCAAAAGTATTAGAGCGACGTAGTAAGCTAGAAAGCTTATTCTGCATTGCTAGGGTATCTTGAATATCAGTCATAATCATCATAATCATATTTCCTTATTTGATATAACTATACTACCATATAGCATAGGGAATGTAAAGGAAAAAGTGCAATTTGTTTCCGTTTAAAATCAACTACTTACGTTTTTTTTTCTCTAAGACATATGTGCCATCGCTAAGCTTCCAAGATTCCATTAGCTTTAAATACATTTCAGCCTTTAAAGTAATTACCTCAAACTTATTAGTTTTTTCGTTCCATTGTCTAAAATGGCAGTAATCTTCGTACAAAAGAGCTTGAACATCTTCAAGCTCTCCTGTATCATCCATAATTGTAATGGCAGTTTCATCCAAATCGGTTTCAATCGTAAACATAGTACTGTGTCCATATTACTTTTGCGTAATGAGCATCAAGAATGTCTCTAAATTCTATAGCGTCTAGTACATTATTAAATACACGCTTCTCAACTCGGTCAAGGAATATACCTGTAATTTCAATCACCACTCTTTTCTATCAACTTCATTTTCATAACCATACTTATAAGCCTCAATTTCACCAACAGTCATGTTGTCTTTCTCAACACGTTCAGATTGCATTGAACCACCAACATAGTAGTGAGGATCATAAGGCCGGTGATAGTATGCATCAGCGCCACCACGATCTTGAGGACCACCGTGCCGCGGCAGCTTTTCAGTTACAATAATGTCATCCATATAAGGATCTACAATCGAATCCATTACAGTATCTCCATTCCAGTAAACCCTTCCTGCGTCCAACCACGAGATTCAGCATGAGCTTTAATTATATTTTTGTACTCAGCATTAGGCCACATTCCGGCTTTCTCACTCCACTTTTTCATATCTATCTGGACAGCAATCGATTGCTCACCTTGAGCAATCTCAGCGTGAACGCGAGCGACTTCGTCCGCGGCCATTACAAAGCCATTGCGGGTTTCTTGAATCCAAGGTGTCATTATGCTACTTCCTCCATATTATAAACTAAATTAGCGGCTGACATTTCAGGCTTAAATCCGATTGCAACAAAACCATAGTTAGCTACAACCATTACATTACCTTCTTCATCAACGATAAGATCACCAACTGATAGTGAGTGCATACGAGAAAAGCGAGTGATTGCCGACTCAGGACCCATATTACCAATTTCAAATACATCGTTTGCACTATCAGCTTCAATGTTAGCAACGTGAGTATAAAACCCAGCAGTAAGTGCCTCGTCTGCCAAACCACCAATTTTGTGACCAGCAAAGTCAAGGTTCATTTTATTCCGAGCTTCAAATGCTGGTACAGTTTCGCCTGCGTTTACTTTGTCGGCGATTTCACGAGTCATTTGAATTTGGTATACTGCGAATTTCATATCTTTTCTCCTTTTGATATAACTATACTACCATATAGCACAGGGAATGTAAAGGAAAAAGTGCAATTAAAAACTAATAGAAATCAATTACTTACGTTTTTTTTAAGTTCCACGATATATTTTTTGTAGTTTTGTTTCAAATTGTTCAACTTTAGCTAACCTATTAGGCCATAGAATGTATTCTTTATCAGGGTTCGCTTTAAGGTTATTCAGCAAAGGCGTGATGGCATTGAAAAGGCTATCTAGTCTATCTTGAGTGTCACTGGCTAAAGACTCAGTCTCTACTACTTTAGCTTGTGTGTTTTGTACAGCGGTGAGTTCATCCTCATCAACTGCAGTAAAACCAAAATCGAAAATTTCGTCTGTCATTTACTCGTCCTGTTCGTAAATAAACACGTGAGTTTTTTCTTCGTGTTTAGGCTTAAAAAATTTTAATTTAATTTTGTATTTAATGATTGAATAATGCATTAAAATCTTTAGATATAAGGCTCGCAATATATTCATGTCCTTCTTTGTTTGGATGTTGGTCATATGGATCAGGTTTACCAGTAGATGGACTTGGAACATTACAGCAATGAAAAGCTGTCGACCACCTCCATTTTGGCGCCAAAATATTAACATTCTCTCTTAGTGCTGCATCTAATCCTTTTTGATTTAAAAATTTACAGCTTTCATTAAAATAACTTTCAATAGTATTTATTCTATGTTGTAGATAATCGCACTCATAATGTACACGTTTTGCACACTCTTCCTGAAATTCAATACCTCCACCACTCCACCAAGGATTTAATATTTGACAAAAAAGAAGTTTTATGTCGTGTGCACGACAATAAAGAATTAACATTTCCATATAATCTAAATTAAGCTGCAATGCGCCTCGATAATATTTTCTTTCTTGGTTGCCTTCTAAAAATCCAGTCATAAGAGATGCAGTATGAGATTTTAATTTTCTATTTGATTCTCTTGTGTTGCGCCAATCAATTAAAATTTCTTCTAATTCATTAAATGATTCTAGGTCGTCATAAAATCCTTGAAACTCTAAATCACTAATCAATGAACAAGTTATAGCATTTCCATATATGTCTATAAATCTTGTCCATTCAGTAAGACCTATAACTATTGCTTCTGGTTTTTCTTTTGCTCCTTCTGGAATATTTAAACGCCAATTTAAATTATTTCCTCCGACATAATCAAATATATTTCTAATAGCTTGTTGATTACTATCTCCAGACACAGCAACATTTACACATTCATGATTACTACCTATTTTTTTATTAAGCTGATTCGTTAAAATTTCAGGCCACGCTGGAAAAACATTAAGACCTCTATGGTAATCAAGTAATAAATTTTCATTATCTTGTTGTATGAATTGCATCCAGTAATATGATTCCGCAGTGAAACTGCAGCCACCAAATAAAATATAAGTCATCCATATAACTCCACGTATTTATTATGAAACTGCTTCGCAATAAGCTCCTGGCCTTTAGCGCTTGGATGATCATCCATAGGATTTAATCTATTTGTTCGAGGTTCAAAATCAGGATGTCCTGTAGTCATTGTCATTCCACCAAGTTCAGGTAGACACGGCCAACCCATAAATTTTTTCTTATTAATTAAATGAAATTCCGGTTGTCCTATTAAACAATTTAATGTTTCTTTCCAATCTAGGTCTGGATTAATTAAACGCCATTGATCTAATTGATGTGCTGGAAAGCCTTGGCCAAAAATATATTTAATCTTTAATTCTTCACATAATTTTTGCAAGGTGTATATTTCTCTAAGATATTTTTTAAATAAATCTACAACCGTATAAGGATCTCTGGCAACATATTTCATTAATGCTATGGAAGCTGTAAACCGATCACCAAAAATATTTGGAAAACCAACAAAATCATCACCCCATCTGTCAAACTTTCGTAAGTCTTCATCTAGCCACACAGAAGGATTAAAGTAATTCATGTCATAAACCCACATTCTGGTTAATTCAGACCACTGGATACAAACCACATCAATTTTTTTATGATTATCAAGGATGTATTTTACACTATTTTGCATAATGTAATCATTCCCATGACCTTCTAAACCATGATTGACTTCTTTTAAATTTAATTTTTTAGCTAAAATTTCTGGCCACATAGGATGTGGTCCTGTTTCATAGCCTTCTATTTTATTAGCATCTGAGACGATCCAATTTTTTGAAGTATAACTGCACCCACAGGCATATAATTCTTTAGAAAACTTTAACATTATAATGCTCTTGAAATTCCAACGCGTGTTTCCACGTGTCTACCATAGGCTGTCCTTTAATATTAAGACTTGTATTTAATAACATAGGAACACCTGTTTTATTCATCCATTCTTCTAGAATAATTCTCAATGGTGACATGCAATTTCTCTTTACAATTTGTACTCTTGCTGATCCATCTACGTGTGTTACTGATGAGTAATCATGCTTGGCCATTGCCACAAATTGCATGTATTCATTCATTGGTCCTTCGAAATATTCTTTAGCATATTCTTCCAGGATTGCAGGTGCAAAGGGTCGAAACTTTTGTCTACGTTTAATTTGGTTAACTGTATCTTTAATATCTCGTCTAGGGTCAGCAAGCAAGCTACGATTGCCAAGGGCACGAGGGCCAAACTCAGCACGGCCATTTGCAACCCCGCAATAAGAATAATCAAGCAAATGTTGAACAATTTCTGTAGGATTGATTTCTCTTCGGATATCTGTACCAAGGTATGGGTGCCTCCATTTTAATTTCTTACCATATGCCAGCGCCGCGGCGCCGAGAGAGGACCCACAGTCACCAGGATTAGGCATGATCCATATATTTTTTCCGCGTTCAGCTATCTTAGTATTTAAAACACAGTTAAGAGCAACACCTCCCATAAACACTAAATTTTTATGAGGGCAATGATCTTCTATTATCTGTAATATTTCTCTTTCAATGCAAAATTGTGCAGATGATGCAAGATCTTCATCTTTTGCTTCTGGGATTGCAGTGCCAATACCTTTATGGCAATTAGATTCCATATAAGGTTGCAAAGCGGTGACATGTTTTGGCGAACCATAAGCAGCCATGCCCATTGTAATATATTCATCTTCTTGAGGTTTAAGTCCAATTCTTTGTGTTATCGCAGAATAAAAAAGACCAAGAGAATATGGATATTTCCAACTCTTAGTCTTTTTCATTTTTGGTACATCACCATCCATCCAGGCTTTCCAGACAGAAATAGTATCCCATTCCCCAATAGCATCAACTACTAGAATATTGCATTCATTAAATGTGGATGTATAAAATCCTGCTGCGGCGTGTGACATATGATGAGGAAAAGAAACATCGTATTCTGTATGAGTTTTTTTCCAACCTTGTCCAGCATAAAACTGGCGTGTCTTTTTTAGCCAAGGTTTTTCATAAAAGGCAACTACATCAGCTCTGCAAATATCTGTTGCAGAGTTTTCAGATAACCATCTATCATTCTTTTTACGAGTAAATCTTTCTGAATGCTGCGCTTTAATAATTCTTCCATTTCTTATTACGCAATGGCCAGCATCGTGAAATCCCTCACTTATGCCTACTATTAATGTCATGATGAATTAGTATACTTTTCAAAAAATTCTTTTTTCTCTTCTTCATCTACAGGAACTTCACAAAACGTAACACAAATTTCATTACGTGTTTCCTCATCTTCCCATGACTCAGGTAGCCATTCTGTAAACCAAGGATGATTTACAATTTCTTCCATTGGTTTATTAAATACATTTAAATCGTCTTTATGCTCTATATATTTTCTCATAATAGCATCAGACTTTTCTTTCCAAAACCAATTACCCCACTCTTCAGATTTTTCTTCCATAGTAGGAAAAGCTGCGCCGTGTTGATCAGCTTTATATGTTTTATTAGCAAGATAACAGCAAGGAAAAACTTGACCATCAGGATTAATTAAAATTTTTCCTTCATTTTGCCAACTACATTCAATACAAGTTGTCTTCATCTTCAAATTCCTCTATTTCATCTACGCCTTCTTGTGCTTCTTTGAACCAGGCTTGTTTTTCTACTCTAGTTTTCCAATCCGCTTGTGGTGGTCTAACTGGATTAGGTTTATAATAATCACCACCGGCTTGTTCTAATGTAGCATCATTACCATGTTCATCTTTAAAATGGAAAATAGGACCATTGTAAAAACGATTAGATTCTGTGAACCAAGCTTCACTTGCGCCATAAGTCATTGCCAAATCTTTAATTTCTTGCAAATGGTTTTGATTATGTTTATGAACAACTACCATAGCTGTTGCATAACCTCCACCTTCAACAAAAGCCTGCATATTTCCTAACACTTTATTCAAGTGAGTTTTTCTACGATACGCTTGGTGCATTTCTTGATTGATACCTTCAATTGCCCAGTCAACTCTAATAGGTCTTACACCTTCATCAAGAGGCATAAGCTTAGATAATTCACCAAGTTTTCTCCACCAAGCTTTTGATCTAATGCTGCCATTTGAATCAATACTTAGTTTAACATCAGGACGATGAGTAATAATATATTCTGCAATTTCGTATAAATCTTTACACATTGCAGGATCTCCCCACGTTCCACAAATGTCCCACTCTTTTACTTTTTTGATAAATTCAGGTGGATAGCATTTTTTAAATTGTGTAAAAGTCCAACTAATAAGAGGAAGCCATTCTTGCTTTCCAAGGCCTCCACCTTCCCAATCTGTTCTGTGACATTCGGGACATCCAGCATTACAATTTGTACATATATCTAACCACATCCACAAATTATCGTTGTCATAGAAATCTTTATATTTTTTATTTGTCATCGTTTTGCCAAACCTGGTTTTTTAAGCCTTCAAAATACTTAATAAGCATTTCTTTACGATCATGCGCTAATGCCATTTTATCAAGTTCACCTTGAATAGCTTCCATTACATCACTGTGTTCGCCTATACCTGCAGGGTTAGTTAAATAAACTTCAATATTCATTTTATGTATTTGAATTTCACCGTCTGCGTGTTGTAAAGCTGTTCCCAAAATTTGATTTCTAAGTTTCATTGTTATCTTCTTTCCGCTCTTGTCTTAATTTCCAAAGCATCCATTCATAATACCGTATTGGTTCTGGATCGTTACTATCAACCATGTGTTACCTCTATATCTATAATCATTTAGTGTCCACTTGATGTATATGCTAATTCCAATAAATCGTAGTCTTCAGCATAGTAATCTTTTAATTTATCTACAAAGACATGATCTGTCATAAATTCATCCATAATACGATATTTAATTTTCTTTTTAAATTCGTTGTCTTCACTGTAGTTTACGTTCACATCAAAGTTGTAGTCTGAAAACGTTTTATTTAGTTTTAATTTAATATCTTTATTATCCATTATTATAAAGGTTGTATTATCATGTAGATCTAGATGTCTTGCCCATACCCATTGTGGTAAATGATGAAGATCAGGACGTGCATGCATATCATACCATTCTTTTAGATTTTTCCGTGCGAAAAAATTTCCCTCTGATTTAGTTTTATGATGATGCCATGCTAATTCGACTGAAGATCCGACCCATCTCTGGATCGGATCTCTAACAATCAAATATTTCTGGATAGAATTGACTTTAAAATTTTCTGAATTAATTGGCACCCATTTTCCATCATTTGGATGACGATTAGTTAATCCATGAATGGTAGTTTGCGAGGCGTTTTTTGGAATATCTAGCCAAAATTTATCTTTTTCTGAATTGATTAATCCTCGACCAATTTTTCCAATGCCCCATCTATTTAAATCACCACTTAATTTAAATACCATTAGTGACCGACATCAACGTGAATAGTATGACCAACATAGTGTTTCTTTTCTGTAAAGAAATAGCCACGCTTTCCTTTATATTTCCAATGGACAACATACATGTTAACTTCTCGTTTAACAGGTTCAACTATAATTTCACATCTAGTTTCGTATCCATGACCAATATGCTTTTTCTTGTTGCCTTCAATCCCTGCACCGAGGATAGCGCCTACAGCAGCACCACCGTCATCTCCTGTTACAATTTTACCAAGAATTCCACCAATAATTAAACCACCTAAAACATCACCGCTTGGTGTAGTGTACTCTACTCTTTCACGCGTACAAACTTCTTTTTCAACATAAACATTTTCGTAAACTGTTTCTGTTTCAACAAATACTATTTTTGCTGGACGAGTTGCAGCAAAGGCTGATGTAGCCATTGTAGCAAGCATTGTAGTTGCTAGAATAATTTTTTTCATGATGTATCTCCTTTAAGTTTCTATATATACTACCATAGTTCTATTGAAATGTACACCATAAAAATGAATAAAATCACTTTTTTTACCATCGGTGCACTAGCACAAATTACTTCAGCATGCGCTGGATTGCCATCCGCATCTGAATACACTCATCCTTTTATTGCGAACAGTTATATGTATATTGGATATAACGAAAAGACGCATAGAAAAGAATTAAAAGAATTTTTAAATGTTGATCCTGTTATCACACCGTGGTGCGCTGCATTTATGAACGCGGTTTTAATAAAATCAGGATATTGGGGCTCTGAAGTTATGGATCCTGAAACATCACTGCTTGCAAGAAGTTTCTTAGAGTATGGAGAGCAAGTTCTTCCTAATGATTTAACTCAAGGTGATATCATAGTTTTTCCTCGACAAGATGGTGAAGAGTGGCAAGGACATGTTGGTTTTTTCTTAGAAAAAAGACAAAGATATGGGGAAACATATGTTCTTATTATAAGTGGAAATGATAATGATCAAGTAACTATAGGAGAAAAACCTTTATCTACTGCAATAGGATTTCGCAGATTTACGGTTTTAGATTAATCCTTTTACTCTTAACATTTTGAATCCAGTTTCAATAAAGAAATATTTAGTCATCACTTTATTAATTATTTTCACCTGCATACCAGTTAGTTTCGTTGGTTTCTGCTTTTCATAATATTCTAAGTCTTCATATTTAAATTCTTCACACATAAACATGGATCCAGGCGCAACTGTTTTCCAACTTCCCAAATCTCCAAAGTGTTTTGCAAAATATTCTCTTTGCTGTTCTGGATATAAAATATCCTCATACTTAATAAGTGTGCCTTTATCTTTCCATTGATCGTACCAAGTTTTGTAAACGTACATTAACATATTTAAGTTTACGTCTTCGACCATAAATGGACCTGTTTGAAAAAAGTCAAAATCATGTTTTTGAAAGAAATCTGCGCGTTCTCTATAAACTATAGATTCAACCCAAGTGTATGGATTTTTTATTACCTTAAAAACTGGATAATCATTTTTTAAATTAGGTTTCATAGAGTGTTTCCACTCTTCAGGGGCAGCATTTGCTGGTTTTAATCCATAATTGTCTTCAATTAAATTCTGGACTAAATTTGTGCCTGATCTCTGTAACCCAAATAAGTAGTAATTCACCCCTGTCCCCTGTATTTTTTAAAACTACGTTTTTTACTTTTATTCATAGAAGACTTCTTTACGTTTCTTCTACCGATTGACGTTTTCTTAGCGTTTGTGAAGCCTTTTGGCATTATACATCCTTATGTTTAAATTATTTATTAATTGGTCTCGGAGGAGAGATTCGAACTCCCGACCCTTTGGTCCCAAACCAAATGCGCTACCAGCCTGCGCTACTCCGAGATAGTTTAATGGTACTCCCCACAGGACTCGAACCTGTAACCAAAACGTTATGAGCGTTCTGCTCTAACCAATTGAGCTAGAGGAATATTATTTGGTACTCGCAACCGGACTCGAACCGGTACGCCCTAAGGCAAAAGATTTTAAGTCTTCATTGTCTACCAATTCCAACATGCGAGTATTGGTGATCACGGGAGGACTCGAACCCCCGGCCTAGGCATTAGAAGTGCCTTGCTCTAATCCAGCTGAGCTACGTGACCATTCTATTCTACAACAGAGGCTTGTACACAAACTGCTTGAGTGTTAAGAGGAAAGTAACCTTCTACGGTTCCTCCTACAGTCAATGACAATCTTTCTCTAGCGAAAAAGCACTCAGTAATAGTTTCAAAATAAATTTTCGGGCCCATAGCATTGACAGCATAAATTGAATGACCAGAAATTGCGATGTATACTAAGACCCAATGCATTTATGCTGCCTTTACAGGTTTCATAGTGATCTTAGCAAATTCATTAGTATCATGCA